CATTTTCTTTCTCCTTTTCAGCGAGTTAATTTATATCCCCGTTAGGCGGATACTATATTATTATAACACAAAAGGCAGGGAACTTATGTTACCCTGCCCTAAGTGTTGGATTAAGTTACTTCTTTAGTGCAACCTTGGCCTTTGGATTAGCCTTGTTCCACTTTGTAGCCAACTTGTTATAGTCAGCCTTTGCCTTATTGTAGTCAGCATTTGCTTTTAGTGCTGCTGTGTCTGCAAGAGTCTTAGCAGTTAGTGCTTCAGATGAGGCAGTAGCCTTAGCAAGTGCAGCATCTGCTGCTGCTTTGTCTGCTGCTGCTTTGTCTGCTGCACGGCCAGCCTTCTCTGCTGCAAGAGCATTCGCTGCTGCTTGTGCATCAAGTGCACGACCAGCCTTCTCTGCTGCAAGTTGTGCATTAAGAGATGCAATTGTTCCGTTAAGATCTGAAATAGCAAATGATGCTGTGGCAGCCTTAACTGGTGCTGGAAGTCCAGTAACTGTTGTTGCTGATGCAACTCCTGTAACAACAACCTGAACTGTTCCTGCTACTGCTGTAGCAAGTGCTGCAGTCTTTGATCCAACTACTAGAGTTGTATCTGCTGCTGCTTCTGCTGTTGTTGTAGTGATTAGATTCTTTGTAGCCAAGCCGTCAGCAAAAGTAGATCCAATTATTGTAGTAGTAATTGTTTCGCCTGTTGCAACTACGTTGCCAAAAATGTCTGTTGCTGAAACTGTGATTGTTGGAATTGTTCCAACTGCTGTTGCTGAAGGAACTGAAACTGCAACATTAGATGCTGTTCCTGCGGTTCCTTTAACGTATACGATTGTTGAGTAAGCACCATTTGTAATGGTTACTGAACCAACTGATGTTGATGTTGTGTAGGCATACACTGTGATTGCTGCTCCTGCAGAAGTTACTGAAAGAGATGATACTCCTGAAGCAACCGTCTTTGGCGCATCAGTTGTGTGTAGTGCTGTAACTAACTTAACTGTTGCTGATGCAGCAAATGAAACTGATGTTCCTGTATCTGCTGTTGCTGCTAGGGCTACAGATGTTCCAGATGTGATCTGGTTTGCTGATGGCACTGCAACTGTTGCTGGTGCTGTGGCCGTTGTTGCGTTAGTTACTGTTGCAACTGCTACGGCGAGTGGTGCTGCCGAAACTGGTGCTACAGAAAGTCCAACGATTGCTAGGGCTGCAGCAGTAGCAATTGAGATTTTCTTAAATGAATTCATTTTTCTCCTTGTTTTTATGTTTTATCTGACCTTACAGCCAGAATTCTATTATAGCAGATATGGCGAACTATAGCAAATTGAGTTTACCAAGAAACTCTTTGACGTCATCTGGCATCTCGTTGTTTCTTTCATTTTCTAGTTCTTGTCTTCTTTGTTTCTGCATTTCCTTGTGTGCGCTTGACCAAGTCCTAACCTCTACTTCAAGATTATTGTCTTTACTAGTATATGATATCGCACCAAAGGCTGCTCCGCAAACTGCGTCAGCCAAGTCTTTAGAAGATTTACGTGGATGGTCTACACGATTATTTTTCATAATCTTAAGTTCAGATAATTCTTCTAATAAAAGTGGAATGCTTGGCATAACAATTCTGTCCTCATAAATAAGCATAGCCAAATCTTCATAATGTTTTTTAGCAACTGAAACTGTGTCTGTATTAATATTTACAGCCTTAAGTTCTTGCTGAATATCATATGATTGCCATCTATCGAATGTTACCTTGCCAATATTAAATCCTAATCTTCTAAGATTAATAATCCAGTTTTTTACCTCACTTAGGTTGACTGCTCCTTCTTTTTTAGGCTCCCACCATGCAACAGCATCTACTACAACAATTGGCGCTACTTGCTCATAATCTTTAATAACCTGCAAGTTAACCCATTTGTCAACGTGTGCAATTGCTACAGCACACTTATCATGTCTTTGTGCTAAGTCTGCGTGAATGTAATATGTTTTATTTGGATCTGGAACAAACCCTTGATCAAATCTTCTAAATTCATCTACTGGATTACGAATGGTCATACATTTTTCTAACTTATCCTTTTGTTTAAAGAAAGCATCAGAAGAATATGTTGGCATACATAGGAATCGCATCATTGCATCTCCTAAGTCTGTATAAAAAGCAATTTTAAAATCATCAATACTTCTAGTTGGATTTACTTCCCATGTTGGTCTTTTAAGTGCCCATACTCCAGGGAATTTGTAAGAAATAATATGGTCTTCTTCCCATTCAATTTGTAATATATTGTCTGGTGTTTCATCAAGCAATGGATTAATTATAAACTTATGTGATTTATGAACTATATCTTTGTCGGCTATAACACTCTCGTACTTTTCAGAAATGAAGTCTCCTTGATATCTTGGAAATGATAGCAATACAACTTTTCCTAAATCAGGGAAACGAGAATCTACAGTTCCTCTAAATGCTTTATATATATTGTCTGCTGTTTTACCTTGTTCATTTCCAGTACCAACCTCACTAGCAAACCCAGAAATTTCATCAAGAACTGCAAGCAATAAGTTTAAACCTTCATGCGATTCTCTTTCTGAGTGTCCAGAATAAACTGTGATAGTTTTGTCAAACTCAATGGAATCTACTTTGGCATTATATTTTCCTGCAAACCAAGGAGACCTTTCTATTTTTGTTTTGAATCCTTTGAAGAAGACGTTTTTTGCTTGTTGTGCGTTGATAGCAACGTTAATAAGGTCAATTGCATCACCAGGAGGTTTGCCAAAATACCTAGCGGGATCTTTAAGACATAGTAACTTATAAACAATATAGGCACAAGCAACAGTTGAAGTGAAGTCCTTGCCACTACCCTTACCAAGTTGTAAAATAATTTCGTTCTTAGTGTACTTGTCATAATATCTTGATCCTTCGACATCCCCCATTAATAATTCAAGGTCTGCCTTTTTATATATTTGACTCATTGCTTCTACAATTTCATATTGTGTATCTGACAATGATGGCTGCCCAAGATAGTCTGATGACTCAACAAATGTTTTTGCATCTACTGGAGTTTCTTCAAAAGGGCTATCTTGTAACGCCTCTAAAAAATCATTGAACATCGTGGACAATTGTAATCACCTCGTCTGATTTTGATATATCAGACAGCCTTTGCATAATTAAATCACGAACCTGTGGATGATCTTTTGCAATATCTTTTAATATATTGACAAGAACTTCTTGCCTTTTTTCAATTTCAACCACTTCTTCTGCAAGTTCTTTATTTTCAAGTAATCCTGCTTTTTGCAACATCTCAATTCTTTTTGCTTCAATGTCTAAGACTAGTTTAATTCCAGCAGTTTTTGCTCCTAAATTATTGTTCATTGTTGCTTCATCAATAACTTCATATGCCTTTGCAATAAGTTTTCCATAATGTGCATCTGCTGCAGCAAGTGCTTCTTTAGCCCTAGAACGAATGGCATCATTTGCAGATACCATAACTTTCCATTCATTTAAATGTGCAACAACACGAGTTCTTGGAATACTTAAATCTTTAGAAATTTTTGTTGGGTCGCTACCTTTTAAATATTCTTCAACAACCTTATTAATTTCATCTAGATGTTCTATTATTTCAATATCTTTAGACATTTTTTCCTTCAACTCTATTAATTTCATCTTGTATATAAAAGATAGCCTTCTTTAAATCTTCAACATGTTTATACTCATCTTTTAGTCCTGCTCTCCACAAATATTTAAATGCATTTCCAATATTAAAATTTCTATGGCGGGTAATTTGAATACACTCAACACCAGATGGGTCTGACGTGTAATGCTCAGGGTGATTTACTTGGTCTACTGTAATCTTAAGATTATCACTCATCGTTTTGACTTCCTTAGTCCAAATTTTGCGAGGTACACATAAATAGTTTCTGAACTTGTTTCACATTCTTTTGCAATATCTGGCACTGACTTTTTATCAAGAACATACCTTTTACGCAACCAGACCTCATTAGTATATAGTTTAGCACCCATAGCGATTAAATGTCAACTCCCATTCCTTTTGACCAATTATTTAAACCCCAATGCCCTATGCCACAAGCATCTGCCACATCATTGTCATCTATAATCTTATCATAGTTGATTTCAATAAATTTTATAGTTCTTTCTTTTCTTATGTTACGCTCATAAGATTTATACCACGCATCTGATTTGCCTGGATTTTTTGATCTAATAACAAGTTTTTCTTCTTTAGATAATGCTTTATTTCCAATATAATTTTGCCAAGTTATTGGTGATACCTTTGCTACATTAAGCACCCCAAAAACTCCTGCTGCTCCAATAATAGCGCCTTGAACCAGTGCAAGATCTGCTGCAGTTTTTGGACTATTGATAAATACAGTATGTTCAATAATTATAGAATCAGTATTAGTAAATGACTTATCTTTTAAAAACGATTGTACCTTTTTTGATGCATCAATACATTTTTGATAAATATCTTTTCCTTCAAAATTAATCTTTCCAATCATTTTTAAATTACCAAACTCAAAAAGGGCAAATGCCAAACTATTAGTACTTGCATCAATAGCAACAAATTTTTCTGGTCTAACGTAAGTCATCATAGTCTATTAACCCTTTCAACTCTTTTAATGCTTTAGCAACCTTTTTATTATCTACAGAGCAGTTTTCACAATAGTTAGAGTCGTTATATGCTGAAAGAACGGTTCCACATCCTCTTGCACATTTACGATCTTTGCCATATCTTTTTTTGCGTTTATTAATTGCTTGCTTTTCTGCAATTTTAATTTTTGTCGCTTCTATTCGACATTCTGGACTACAATAAATTTGATAACTTACGGCAGGAGAAAATTCATTCTCGCACCACTCACATGGCTTCACTCAATTGCTCCAGCGAACCAATTTTAATTACCCCTGGTTCTGACAG